GATAATTCTTTGAGTTGTTGCTGACCGGTTATTTAAACCAGACGAGTCTAGGCCAATAGAACTCTCTGGGTTTGGGACATTTGACGACCTACCGATATCTGCCTTAAATAAGGCCTTTGAGGGGCGCTCTGGTGAGTCTCGTTCCTGATCCATTCTTACCTCACTTTCCCAAGGTTTAGCACAGTCACTATCCGAAACGTCAGCACTTTGGTTTGTATGTAGGACCTCACTGAAATGGCCCGCGACAGGACGTTTATAACGTCCCGGCTCTTTTGATCCCTTGAAGAAATCCCGTTTTTCCGATTTCTTGGCGTAATCAGCTGCTAAGTAATCCCACGATACAAATGTGTGTGGTTTCACATGCAGGAGTAAACCTGCTTCCTTAACTGCATTTTGCAATTCTGCAACCTTTACGTCAAATACTTCTCTCCCATGGAAGAACAATTCTCTCACAGCGCTACCGACTTCGCTGATAGTTTGTTCAGTCATGGGAACCGATCTTGATCGCACACACTTCATCACCATTTTCTCAATCGATGACATTTCAAGTGCGGCAACGTAGTGTCCAAGTTCCTCATCAAAGCGGAACGATCTCTTGAGATAAGAGATTTGATGTAGACCCTTATAATCAGGTCCTTCAAAACTCTTATCAGCACTCGTGTAGCCAATACCTACTGAAGCCAACGTGTCTCTAATAGTGGAATACGACATCCACCAACAATCGGGATGCACGCGGGTCACCCCGTCATCTCCATAGGTTGTCAGGAAGACATATAATGTGAACTTCGAAAGATCCTCCATAGGATCATTCGTGACGTAGACATAACGCATTAGGATAGAATGTCCCAAGCAATTAAAGACTACAGTCGCTGGATTTCCCGAGGAATTCATTCCATACAACTGAAACAAAGACCCAAAGAATTCCAGGTTCACATACATCGCATCAAGACCAATCAGGTACATAATCTGAAGGTCCTCGATCGAATATTCACCACTAGCTTCAGCAAGATTCAGCAACACCTTCAATACGGCCCTCAAGATAGGAGCCTTCAGCGCAGTATCAAACTTTGCGAAGTCTCCATCTATCAGTCGCTCACCATATTCTTCCAACTTTTGCGCTAACTGATCCCATTCTCCTGTGTTGGCAGCAACACCAGGAGCGGCCTCAAATGCCTCATGGGAAGTGTAAAACAACCGTAATAGTCTCAAGAAATACTTCCTGAATACTATAGTGTAGACAAGAGGACTTACCTGGAACATCCGAGTCATATTCTTACGAATCTTCTCAAACTTCCGTGGTTCATCCTTTAACGCAGCAGTAAAGATTGGATTATAACGAGAGCCACTCTTATAAGTGTCAATCGCTTCCTCGACAGCTTTCGCTATCTTGGGATCCAAGATCAATTCACCATCATGACATCCATTGATATCCTGCAAAAACTTCTTCTTTGGCCCCCTATAAGGGAACCCACAGGATGTTGAGACGTTAATTCGATCTAGGTGAGCAATTCCAGGAACACCATTAATAGCCTCCTCTAATGAGGACACGCCTAAGTCTTCCTTCCAGTCATCAGGTAAACGGTTCATTATGTCAACTGTAAATGATTCAGCACACTGTTCTAGTATACCATTGTCCAACCAGCACTTTGCATCTAAAATGTCTTTCAGAGCATTGTGTTTAGGTTGCCAACCAGCCATAGCAG